CATCGGCACCCACTGGCCCCACACGGTGCGCCTTGACTGGATGCGCGCCTGCCCGTCGCTGTCGGCTCGCACGTTGTCAGGCTCGTCGTAGCCCAAGATCCGCCTGTCCAGCGTCCAGCCCACGTCTTCAAGGCGCAGGCTGAAGGTGTCTGTTCCACTTATACGGTATAATTCCAGCCCTCCCCACGGGTAAGGGGAGAGCGGGGAGGTGATGGGCCGCACGCCGTAGGTGTTGGCGCCATTGGCCGCGTGGATGCGCGTCAACAACTCTCCGAAGAATGGCGGGTAATCCCCTATGGGTGTGCCGTCATAGAGCCAGTAAGCACCTGCTGTGAGGTTGACCACAAAGGGGGCGCCTGCCCCCTCGCTCATCATCAGCGTGCGCGTCGTGGAGGTCAGCGTGACCTTGCCGATCCAGCGATCAAATCCGTAGGGTCTGCACGTCATCCTATCCTCCTCTGCCCGCTTTGGAACACGCTCTGCTTGGCGGCATCCACCACGCCGCTGATCGCCCGGCCTGTCGCTGGTGCGTCTTGGAGCAGTACGGCCTTGCTCAGGTCTAGGTTGATCACGTTCTGCACCGGCTTCTCCAGCTGATCCCGCAGCGCCCGCGCGAAGGCCTGCGCGGTCTTGTCGCGCTCCGCCGCTGCATCAAACGAGGGCGCCGATACACCCCCTGACGCCGAGCCGCCACCACCACTTCTACCTGATCCTGCACCTGATGAAGCGCCTGCGATCGCGCCGAACTTAACCGCCGCGATGCCGTACTGGATCGAACTGGTCAAGAAGTTGGCCGCCGTGAAGCCTGACGCAGCGTAGGCCGCGAAGCTCCCGATCGCCGCCGCCGCGTTGAACGCCGCTTGGATCTTGGCTGCCGTCTTGGCTGACACGCCCAGGCCCTGAGCGAGCGCGCCACCCAAGCCTGCAGCTGTGGAGATGGCTGCAGCCGTGGCCTCGTAGCCCTCCGCCGATTGAAAGCCCAGACGTGCCACGTCCGCGAGCCGTGTGCCCAGATCGGTCACACCTGCCGCGAGCTGACCCGTCGCCTCAAGGCGCGCCACAAGCGCTTGCGAGACAGCGCGCTCTGCCTCTGCCTCCGCTTGCAGCGCCGTGATGCGCCGCTCCAAGAAGGTCGCGTCAAGCCCTTGCAGTTCTGCTTGCTGCTTGGCGACCTCCAGCGTGGCGATCTTGCGCGCCAAGTCCGCATCTGCCTCTGCGGCGAACTGAGCCTGTACCCCTGACGTGTCGGTCGTGACGCCTTGGCGCACACCCGTCCGTATTGCATCGGTGCGCACCAGGGCCGCGCTCGTGCGCACCTTGGCGATGGCTGCCTCTGTTTGCAACTGCTCGACAGCCAGCAAGTTGTTGCGTGTGATGATGTCCTGCTCGTCTAGCGCGATCTGGCGACGCTTCTGAGCGCTCTCGATCTGGAGCCGCTGGAGCTGCGCCTCGTCGTCTCCACGCGTGGCGAGGCTCGCCAGCGTGACCGCCTCAAAGCTGACTGATCGCGCATCTTCCTTTGCTTTGAGATCGCGCAGGGCCTCGCCTGTCTTGAGCTGATCTTGGAGCAGGATCACACGCTCGCGCTCGGCGCGCACAGCCGCGTCAAGCCCTTGCTCCGCCGCGAGCGCTGCCTGAGCCTGCCGCGTCTGGAGGCTGATGAGCTCGATACGACTGATCTGGCCCAGCTGTGCGCGCTGCTCGTCGAGTTGGGCCGTGATCTCGCGGATCTGGCTCGCCCGCTTGCTCTCGTCCTCAGCGGCTTGGGCAGCAAACTGAGCGCGGGCGAGGTTGATCTGCGCCTCTTTGATCGCCTGCTTGTCCTGTGAGGCGCTGATGCGCGCCACCGTTTGCTCGTAGGTCAGATTGAGCCGCGTGCGCTCGTCTGTCGTGGACACAAGAATGCGCTGGATCTCCAGCTCACGCAGCTTGCCGGTGATGTCCTCCTTGCGCGCCTTGACGCGCGACTTGGTGCCGCGCTGCTCGTCTGCGAGGATCGCGCTCTCCAGCTTGCCCAGCGCCTCGCGCTCTTTGGAGATCAGCACCTCCTGATCCAGATCCTGCCCGCGCAGATCCGATATCTCGCGCAGGTAGACCAGCTCTGCTCTACGGCGCGCACCCCTGGTGTTGGCAAGATCCGCCTCAAACGAGGCGAGATCGCGCTGCGCCTCCAGCTCAGGCGAGACCTCCTGAGCTGGCACGTCTGCCCCCGTCGCACCCAGGAAGGCGCGGGCGGCGGCGGCGGCGGCGTTGTAGCCCGTCGTGACCTGCGTGATCAGCTGCTTGATCGTGAGCAGCGTGGGTGGAGCCTTGATGAAGCCCACATCCACGCCGAATTGCTTGACGGCGATCGACGCCTCAAGCCAGGACTGCCGACTCTTGACCACGAGGGTGCTGACTGCCCCCACGCCCTCAGCAGCGCCAAGCAGGCGAGCGCGCGTCTCCTCAGCGATTTTGTTGGCTGCACCCTGCGTGTCGCTAAATGCTCCAACAACACCGCTCAACTCGCCAAAGGCGCTCGCCAACTCCAGCGTGCCCAGCAACGTCGGCGCGAAGATTTGCACGACAGCGGTGGCAGGCGCGACCAGCTTGTCCATATTTTCAGTGAGCGTGAGGACAGCGCCGCCCAACTTGATGAAGGGAGGCACCACATCGGCTGACACGCGCAACAGGTGTGACAGCGAGGTCGTCGCAGCGTCGCTAATGTGCCCGAACTCGGAGATCACCGCGTTGTTCTTGAGCGCGATGCTCGCCTGCTCAGTCAATGCCTGGCTCACGCCCTTGACGTTGGGCAAGAACTCCGATCCTATCGTGATGCTGAGCGTCTCAAGTGTGGAAAGGAATATCTGCGACTGCGCTTGAGCAGTGCTTTGCAAGATCCGCTGAAAGTCCTCAGCTGCGCCCGCCGCATTGCGAAATTGACGTGAGAACTTGTCGAGTTCTGAAGTGCCTGTGTTGAGTACAGTGATGAGCGAGCGGCCCGCGATCTGTCCAAAGATCGTAATCACATCCTTGGTTGTCGCACCCTGCCTCTCCAACTCCTTCAAGACGACGTTGAGAGGCTTGACCCTGCCCTCAGCGTCCTTGAGCGAGACGCCCAGCGCGTCTAGCGCCTTGCTCGCCTCTGGCGTGGGCTTCTGGAGCCGTGAGACCGCCGCCGCCACTGCCGTACCAGCGCGAGATGCTTTGATGCCGTTGTTGGCGAGGACAGCGAAGATCGCCGCGACATCCTCAAGCTCATTGCCTGTCGCCTTGGCGATGCCTGCCGAGTAGCTAAAGGCCGTGCCCAGCTCGCGCACATTCGTGTTTGACCTGTTGGCGCCCAGCACCAGCACGTCATTGACGCGGTTAAGATCCTCCACACCTAGCTTAAAGCCAGCCAGCACATTGGTGGCGATGTCTGCCGCCTTGGCGAGCTCCAGATTGCCCGCCGCAGCGAGCTGCAAAGCGCCAGGGAGCGCTGCGCTCGCCTCGCCCGCGTTAAGACCTGCCTGCGCCAAGAAGCGCAGCGCCTCAGCAGCCTGCTGTGCGGTGAACAGCGTGGACGCGCCGCCCGCGAGCGCCGCCGCTCGCAGTTGGTCAAACGCGCGGGCGCCGCCGCCCACCACCGCTGTGACGCGCGTGATCTCCTGTTCAAACGCCAGCGCCTGCGTGACCGCTGTGGTGAGCAGCTGGACTTGGAGCTTGATGGCGGTCGCGCTGATGCTCACCGCCGCGCTAAACGCCGCCACGCCGCCAGCCGCCGCCGCCACCACTGGACCCAATGCCCCATATTGAGCCACCTGCCCCGCGAGGCCGCCCGACACCTGGCTCAAGATGTTGATCGTCGCCTTGCCGCCCAGCTGGGCCTCACGCGCCGACTTGGCCCCCTTGGCGCGCTCAACAGAGAGGCGCCGCTCCTGCACCGACTCCGCAGCTGTGGCGCGTGTCAAGGTTGTGCGAGCGCGTGTCAGCGCTGCCTCTTCGCGCACGACTGAGGTGGTCGTGCCCTTCTGGCTCTTGAACACCGCGTCCAGGCGGCGCGTGGCCTTGATCAGCGCCTGCAGCTCGGTCGACAAGCGGGAGGTCTGGTCTGCGACCTTATTGAGCCCCGCAGACGCTTGGTCATTGGCTACAAGGTCTAGTGTAAGTGTCTCGCCGGGCATAGCTATCCCTTGCCGCCACGCTTGGCGGACTCATATATCTCGCGCTCGGCTTGAGCGCGCACCATATCGCCAATATCTGCGACATCTGAGAGCCACACAGGAGAAGTCCACAGCGGCACACGCTGAGGCTCGATGAGGCGGAAGTAAAGCGAGGCTTGCTCTGCGGCGACCATATCCATTCCGTCGGTGCGCCACGCGAGCTCACACCCAGCGCGCTCGCGCAGCGCCGCGACCCCCTCAGCTGCAAGGGAGCGTGCCAACTCCTCACACTGGACGCACGGCACCACGTCGGTGCCGCACATGGGGCCGTGGCCGTTGATCTTTTGGGCGAGGATCGTGGCGAGCCCTTCCGCCGCTGTCGAGCGGATGAAGGCGTTGCACAGGTCGCACATGCAGCCGCCGTCACCACCCTTACGCTTGAGCAGCGCGGCCTCCATGTAGGCGGTCAGGCTTTTTTTTCCTGCTCCGAGAGCCCATAGCGCACACGCGTCGCGAGCTCGTAGAGCAGCACCAACGCCTCCTCTCCGGCGCCAAGCAGCTCCTCCAAGACGCGACCCTTGGTCAGACCCATCTGGGCAAGGGCCGCGTCATCCCACGGGAGCTGCACACCTTGCACGCTCACGCCCTCGATGCGGGTGACGCACCCCTGCACAAAGTCGAGCGTGTGGCGCGTCGTCTCCAGCGTGTCGGGCACACGATCAATGGGCGCGTCCTCAAGGCGCATCAGCAGGCGCACGGTGTCACCCCACGCCCCTTTAGCTTCCTCTCCCTGCGCCTGGATGTCCGCGATCAACGCCGCGACATCCTCGCCAGCGACCTCGCGGCCTGCCAGCTCAGCGAATATCTCGCTCCGCTGCTTGGCCGCATCGGCGTGAGCGCGCATCTGGGTGTGAGCGCGCTCCACGTCGAGCTCGTTGAGGCCCGCCGCTGCCAGCCTCTTGAGGTAGGACGCCCGCATTTGCTGCTCGCGTGCAGCCTCCGGGCGCCTCCACTGGCTCCACTCCCCAAGGCTTGCCGGGCGCAGCACCAGCACAGGTGGCTCACCTGTGCTGTGGTGCTTGAGGTGATCAAGCGTGACCCTGATCTGCACTCCACCGAGCGTGTAACTCATCACACCACCTCAAATCGGATCGAGTATTCATCATCAGACACGGTGGGCTCAAGATACAGATTGATGGTCAGCTCGCGGCGCCTGTCACCCGCGCTGATCTGCATATCTTGGCCCACAGCCTTGGGGAGCAGGATCGTGATCGTTTGCCCATCGCCGCTGTCGCGGACCAGCTCGATCACCATCGGGGTGCCATTCTCGTGCTCGTCGTAGTAGAAGTTGTTGTTGCCGGAAGTAGCGATATGGGCCGCCTCAAGCTCCAGGACCAGCACCGCCGTGGGCGCGCCGCTCCTGACCTCGATCTCAGCGACGCCATCCGCGCAGGCGGTCACGTCGTCGGCGTTGGCCGTGATCTCCAAGTTGCGATTGAGCTCAAAGCTCACCACGCGCACAGCCTGCGCGCCAGCGCCCTTGTCGATCGTGCCAGTCCAGCACTTGTTCGGATAGCGACCCAAGCCTAAGCCGTAGGTCGCGGGAGCCGTGCCCGCCGCGAAAGGCGCCGGGAAGCCGTGCAGCGCGCTGCCCTCTGCCGCGATGGCGAAGTCCTCGCCACCCGTGATGGAGAACGTGGCGTTACAGCGGAAGCCGAGATGATCGAGCGCCGAGAAGTTGCCTGTAGTCTCGTCCTTGTACAGATACACCAGCGATGCGCTGCCAAAGCCGGAGCTGAGCGGCTTGTACTCAATAAAATTACCAGAGCCCGCCGATCCAAAGACCGTGAAGGCGTGGCCGGAGGCGATCATCAGCGGGTGGATCGAGGGGCGGGGCGCGATCACGTCTGTGATCGGCCCTATCAAGACCGTGGCGGACAAGTCGAGCTTATTGTGCTGGCGCGTGGGCGCGGTGCCGCTCGACGAGAGGCGCAGCGTCTGCACATCGGAGAAGCTGTCATCGTGGTTGAGGTCAGCATCATCAGACACCAACAGGCCGTCTGTGGAGGTGACCTTGGTGCCGTACACGGTCTCTACGGCGCTGCTAAGGGATGCTCGATCCGAGATCACGAAACCCATCTTTGACTCCTGTGGGGATAAGCAAACACCCACGCGAGCTTGTGCCTCGCGTGGGTGTCAGGTGTGGTGAGATATAATTCTTGGCGGCGGCGGCGGCGGCTCAGATCATGGGAGCGCAGTTTGTGAGGGGAACGCCATGTCCTGGCGCACGTTGACCTCAAGCATGACGAGGCCCATCAGCGCTCGATCCTCGGTGCCCGCGATCCTTGAGCCGATGGCGCCACCTAGGCCCATATCCGCGAGCGGCGTCACGTCTGTGATCGCGTCGTCGTGGCAGCCGTACTTGACCAGCGTGTGCTTGAGCGCGCCTAGGTAGCAGTGCGCCCGCGCCAAAAGCACCTCCTCCACGCCGAGGTAGCCGCCCTGCACCGCGTCCACGAGATCGCCACATGGCGCGTCCAAGAAGTGGACGCCGATCCCGAACGGGGTGTCTGCGGGGACGACGTAGCTCGCCCCCACGCAGCTCTTCCACACGCCGTACTGGACAGGGCCGATCTGGCCCACAAAGCCCTGCACCGTGTGCAGTTCATCCCAGACCGTGAGCCGTGAGGGCTCAGGCTGGCGATACCAGTGCACGACCTTGGGCATGTACAGCCCGGCTGCGTCGAGGCGGGTGGTAAGGCTGATCCCGTAGAGCGTGGTGAGCTCGTTGTCGTACTGCTCTGAGAGGATCTTGATCAGCCGCTCCAGCGCGGCGGGTGCGGCGAGAGCTGCCTGTATTGGTCCGAGCATCTACTGCCTCACGGTGGGGCGCCGCGACTTCTCGACGCGAGCCAGGATGTCTTGCTTGAGCAGCGCGAACAGCGCTGCGTTGCGCTGGGGACCGAGCGCGAGGATGGGGCGCGCCGGAAAGGGCTCACCAAACGGCCCGATTCCGCCACGGTCAAGCGTGGCCGCGTGGGCGATCGAGGTGCCAAAGCGCGCCGCAGCGTCAGATGATGACGCGAGGTGTCCGGCGCCTCTCGGATTGGTGAGCGACGGGTAGAGTTGCTCGTTGGCGGTGGGCCAGCGCAGGATGGGCGCGTTGCCCACGATGTTGCGCTTGTATGCCGCATATTTGGGCTCTCGCTCAAGCCCTGCCCACTGCTGTCCGCCTGCGCGTCCGCCTGTGGCGAATTGGTCACGCATGTGCACCAGCATAAACGGGTGATAGACCTCTTCAAAAGTGGTCTTTAGGTCGCTCACGACCTCCGCAGCGCGCTTAAGGCGGCGCAAGAAGGCCGTCGTCTTGGTGCGCGGGCTCACCCTGATCCCGACGTTGATGGGCATCGTGTCACCAGCCGCTAAAGCTGGAGCGCGTGTAGTGGGAGGGCAGCGCGTCGGTGGGCACGTTGCTCTCTGCTGTGGTCGGGGCGCCAGCGAACATCTGCGGGCTCTGCGTCCACTTGCGCTCTTCGGTCTCATACCTTCGCTTAAACGCTTGGTATTTGGTGCCGCTCTCGCCGTTGCCGAGCTTGAGCAGCGCTTGCATCCCTGCATACGCCTCGATCGCCGCGCCCACCGCAGCTCGCGCGTCGCCGTCCAAACCATCCGCTGTGCGCCCGCTGCGGGTGAGCCAGCCGGTGACGATGCCGCTCGCCTCTCCGATGTAGGTCATCAGGTCTGCGTCGCTTAGGCGTCCGCCTGTGGGCTGGATCGCGCCTGAGTCGATCGGGAGCTTGCCCTTGACGTCGCTGGGCGTGATTCCGTAGTTGGTGGTTGCCATGTGTCAGCCCTCAAGCTCTGTGACGAGCGCCTGCGCCCAGCGTATCACCTCGCTCTTGCTCCTGGTGGGAGGGCGCTCGCTCGTCAGGCTGGTGGCGACGCTACGGATGCCGTTGTAGTCGCCTGCCGCGAGCGCGGCCTTGAGACGCGCCAGTTGCGCCGCGTCTTGCTCGGAGATCTTGGACACGAGCGGCGCTGCCAGGGGAGCGGGCGCTACGGTGTCTGGCGTGGGCTCGCTCTTGCCGCCGCCTGCCGCCACCTGATCCTCTTCTTGTGTGGCGCCATCAGCAGCGCGGATGCGGACGCGCAGATCGGCCTCGCTGCCAGCGGCGTTGAGGCCGAGCAGGCGGCATTCTTGGACCAGCTCTGCCCACGTCGCCACGTCAAGATGATCGGGCGCTACCAGCCCCTCATAGGCGGCGAGCAGGAGGGCGATGGTCGCGTCACGGCTGGCGCCAGCTGTGAGACCTCGCTCACCGCAGCGCTGCTTGAGTTCGGGCGGGCCTGAGCGCAAGACGCGGGAGCGGTACTCATCGGCGGTGACCACGCGCTGCTTGTGCTGCGCGTTGTCAGCGAGCCACCAGTGCGAGGCGTAAAACGGCTCATAGCCGTAGCGCAGGCCCTGCGGTGTCTGAAGGGCTTGCTGTGGGTTCATGACGAACAAAAGTAGCACGGCACTCATTGTCGGCTCCTTTGGGTGGGTGGGTGACTGCGCACGGTGGGCGCCGCTCGCTGAGCCGGGGGTGAGCCCAACTCGGCGAGCGGCTGTGGATCAGGCGGCGACCCCAGTGATCACGCAGCCCATCTCCTTGTGCCCACGCCCCAGGTAGACGCGACGCTCGTAGGTGACGATATCGCTCGCCTTGAGGACGTCGCGGTCCTGCTCGCTGATGAAGGCGCCCTGCTCCACCTTGATCAGATCCCTGGCGTAGCCGAGCCACGCCAAACCGTTGAACTGGAAGCCCAGCGCGAGCGCCTGACCCGGATTGGCAGAGTTGAAGATGTTGCTCCCGACGATGATCTGGGAGATGCCCAGCACAGAGGCGATCACCTCAGCGATGCGGCTTCCGGGGACGCCGGACGACGACAGGTTGGCAAAGCCGTTCGTGAAGTCGGGGTGAAACTTCAGATGCTTGAGCTGCTGATAGCCGATCACCGCGATCATGTCAGGATCGGCGCCGCCCATCTTCTCCATGGCATCCTCCATGTTGAGCAGGGGCGTTGACGCCGCCGAGCTCCAGACCGTCCCGGCGGCCTGCGTCAGGTTCAGGCCCGTGCTGAGCAGGAGGGCGAGCAGCATCTGATTGATGTCCGCCGCGACCTTCTTGACCGGCAGCATGAGGCACTGGTTCAGGCCGTTGAGGTTGTTGGCCTCGGCGGCGCGCTTGGCGCCCTCGGTGATGATGCCTGCCTCGGCGAACCGCGACACGCTGAAGGTGTGCTTGTCCATCGCCCAACTGTTGAGGTTGGCGTCGGCGCCCTCAGCGACACCGATGGCCACCGCGCCAGGCGCCGGGCTCATCGTGGCCTTGGAGGGCAGGATGCCGACGGTGCCGTCAGCATCGCCAACAACGAACTCCTGACGCCCCACGATCTGATCGATGACAGGGATGCTCTGCGACATCAAGCCCTCAAGGGCGGTGCGAATCACGCCGGGCTGCAAGCTGTTAAGGGGTGTACCAGCCATAATTCTTGTCCTTGTTCTTTGGGGCGTGACGCCCGCAATTGAGGTTCAGTAACGACTTGGGCGCCCGCTCTCGCTGTGGAGAGGGGCGCCCAAGGTGTGAGGCAAGCGAGCCAGTGGATCAGGGGAGCGCCTCAGGGCACGCGGCCCTTGTCGTCGTAGAGCCGCGCGGTGAACTGATCCCCGTCGGCGGCGGCGGCGGTCAGCGCCTGCCCGACAAACTTGGCCGTCGCGCTCGCGTCATGCGTCGCGGCCTTGCCAGCGGCGACGACCATGATCTGCGCGCCCACGGCGATCGCGGCAGACGCGGTGAGCGTCACGATGCCAGCCGGGTAGACCAAGCAAGCGAGGTCGATGGCGCGCCCATCGACGCCCGAGGCGCCAAAGACGTCATCCGCCTTGGCCTCCGCGTGGATGACCTTGCCGGTAGAGAGCTTGAGCAGGCGGTAGGGCTGCACGGCCGCGCCTGCAGCCTTGGTCACCGTGGTGATCGTGGACGTGGACATTGCTTCTCCTGTGGGTGTCAAAACAAGACGAGCCGCACAGCTGTGCGGCTCGTCCGGGGTAGAGCGAGGGGTGGATCAGGCGTTGAGATCGAGGGTGGCGGCGCCGTACTTGGCGATCGACCAGTCCAACTGCTCCTGACCCGGCTTCTTGCCAGCCGCAGCGGCCTCTGCCTTGGCGCGGGTCAGGGGGATCTTGGGCTGTGCGCCGCCCTGACGGCCCTGCTCGCCAAGGATCGTGATCGTCTCGCCACGCGCCTTGATGGCCTCAGCGCCATGGACCAGCTCGAACGCCTTGATCTGCGTCTCGGCGTGCGTGGGCGCGACGAGCAGCGTCTCAGACAGGGAGGTCACGAGCGCAGCATCAGCGCCGGGCAGGCGGCCCATCAGCGCGGCGCGATGCTCAGCGAGCTTGGCCTTGCGATCGAGGTCAGCGACCTGGCCCTTGAGCTCCTTGATCTGCTTCTGCTCGGCGGTCTCCGCGACCTCGCCCAGCGTGGTGACGGTGGGCAGGGCGACCTTGGGCAGCGCGTCGATCTGCTCACCCAGCGCGGTGACGGTCTTGGTGACAGGGACCAGCGCAGCGGCGATCCCGTCAGCGATGAGCTTGGCGATCTGCTCGGAGCTCAGCGCGGCGGGGGCAGCGATCTCGATCGTGGGGGTGGTCATTGTAGACTCCTCTAGGTGGGTGATGGCCGTCCAGCTAGCGCCTTCTGCGAGCTGGTAGTAGCCGGATTGGGTGGGGAGGTCTTTGAGGTGGCGCACACCGATGGCGCTCACCTCACGCAAGCCCCGCTTGTACACCTTGCCGGTGTGCGGGTTTTTGAAATTCGTGTAATGGCTTGGGCTTACGCTTGAGAGCAGCCCGTCATCGTAGAGCTTGGCGACGCCAGCCGCGAAGTAGATATCTGCCCACACGCCCTCTTGATCCTCGCCAAGATCAGTCACCAAGCCCGGAGTCAGCGCCTTGACGAACGCCTCTTGCGTCGGCCCATCCACGCCCGGCTTGTGCGCGAACGCGAATGGCGAGAAGTAGCCCCGCGCCTTGTGGTCAGCGTGGAACTCGCTCAAGTCAGCGAAGAACTCACGGTCGACCGTGAAGTCGAGATCGTTGCCTTGCTGGTCTTTGCCGACCGCCACCTCTCCCCACGGGTAGAGCCGCAAGCGGCGCGTGTTGGCCTCGCGGTGTGCTTGATCGCTCATGGCTCTACCTCTGGGCGCTCAGGCCCGTCTTGCGGCGCGTCTCCGGTGACGCTCTCTCCAGCGTCTTGCGCCGCTTGGCTCTCGCCGCCGCCAGCCGCCTGAGCTTGGGGATCTGGAGGTGGAGGGGCGAGCAGGCGGAGCGCATCGACATCCCTGTCATGCTCCGCGAACGTGTCAGGCGGCAGATCGAGCTTATCCAGCGCCACGGCGCGAGCTGGCTTGGGCCAGTCTTGCAGCGGCTTTTGGATCAGTGAGAGAGCATCCTTGCTCCACGCGCTCGCATCCTCCATCCCGTCCATCCTCCACACGAGGCGGGGATAGTCCTCCTGCTCACCCAGCTCGTAGATCGCCAAGTCGCGGATGATCTCATTGATCGGGTCCGCGATGAGCCGCGCATAGTAGGGAGCCGTGCGCAGCGTCTCGCGCTCCTTTACTACACCCAGCGCATAGGCACCGCCGCCGCTCATGCCGAGCAGCGAGCCCTCGTTGGAGAAGGGGACGAGCATCATCCTGTCGATATACTCGATCAGGTGAAGCATCGAAGGCATCTGCCCTTGTGGGCTGATCGTCTCCAGCTTGAGGCCAGCGGGGAGCATCACGCGAGCTGCGTCCAAGGCGGTCATGCGCTTGAGCATACCCCACACCTTGTCGATATCCTCCTTGGCAGGCGCGGCCACGCCTGCCGCGAGCGCCGCAGGGTCGATCATCAGCGCGAGCAGCGGGATTCCGTAGGTGTCCGCCGCGAGCGCGCTGATCTGGAGGAGCATCTGCTTGATCTTCCACAACACCAAGACGGTCCGCATCGGCGCCACGCCCTCGTAGTCGTTGCCGTACCCGCCGACTGACTGGAGTAAGAGCTTGCGCTCCCACGGCTTGCCACGCGGCGCGATGGCGGGCAGGACGTAATCAAGGCTGGTGGAGCCAGTGACGCGGAAGTGACAGCCCAAGAGCTCTGACTGCCGCTCGTCCATCAGCCACTGATACACGGTGGCCGGGTAGCGCCACGCGATCTTGTGGAGGTAGGGTCGGCCTGAATCAAGCCCCCACACCAGCTCAGACACGGCAAAGCCGTAGAGCAGGATCGAGCTAAAGTGCTCAACAGCCTTGTGCCAGCCGCCGCTGATGGACTTGAACTTGCCGTTGTGGAACTTGCAGAAGTCATCCAGGCGTCGCTGCGCCTTCTTGGTGCGCTTGGGGTCAGCAGGCGGCTCGATCGTCCATGTGCCGCTCACGAGCGTCTCGGTGTGCGTGCGGATCGCGTCGTAGATCAAGGGCTCGGCGCGGTAGCACTCATCATACAGGCCTGGATTGCCAGAGTAGCCCCTGACAAACATCGGCCCATAGGTGGGGTTGCGATCGGTCTGGATCTGGCCATGGTGGATCCTCTGCCCAGGCGCGCCGATCTCTTCCTGTACCACCTCCGCGAGCTGCGTGATGTGGCCGTAGCCTCCCACGCTGGCGAGCGCACTCGCGTCCTCAAGGGCAATCTCCCGCAGCGGCCCCACCTCAATCGCAGGGATCGAGGCGATGCCGTACTTCTGGAGCAGCGGGTTGATCTCTGCAATGTAGGCGGACATCGGCATCAGGACACCTTGCGGGCAGCGCCCGAGTCAAACATCATCGGGACGCTTATCTTGAGCGGCGGGCAGTAGGCCAGCGCCAGCGCGTCTGCCCAATCAGGGCTCTTGACGCCGCGCCGCCGCATCTCATCCTTACTCTCCAGCGCGAGCTTGCCCGTTGAGGTCACCTTGCACAGGCGCCCAGAGAGCTGAGAGATGAGACGCACGGGGATGTCACGGGGCAGGCTGATGAGCTCGTCGTGAGCGTAGTCGCGCTCGCCCGTGACGTGCTGGTGCGTGCGCCAGAACCTGAGGCGCAGCGCCCACCACATCTCGGCAGACAGGTTGGCAAACCGCTCATTGGCGGGGTGCTCAGGATCATCCTCGTAGCGCGTGCGCGTAGGGGTGGCTTGCGCCAAGATCCCCTCGTACGCAAAGCTGCGGGGCACACGGTCAAGCTCGCCCTGCACCCCAGCGCCGATCCCGCCACGGTCAAAGTTGAGCGTGGCGCCCTCCTCCTCACATGCGACAGCGGCGCGCTGTGCGCTCTGGGTGGTGGTGACAGCGCCGCCCCACGCATCCCAGCAAGTCACGCAGCCGCCGCGCCTTGTGATCTGGACGCTCTCGTCACCACCACCATCCGCCACGTCGAGCCCACTGACACACACGCTGCCCGGATCAAGGTCCAAGCCCACAGCAGACTGTACCCACGAGCCAGGGATGACCACGCCATCAAGCGCTGCGGCATCGTCCATGTCATGCTCACGGGCGAACGTAACCGGGCTGACCTCATCTAGCTTCTTGGCCTTCCACGCGGCGTCTTTGCGCGGGTCATCGCTCCAGTGGAATCGGAACATGGGGAGCAAGCCTTCTTGCTCCTTTTGGTAAAAAAGTGTGCCGTTGCCGTTGGAAGTGGACAGGTAGAGGACGGTGCGAGCGTTGTCGTTAATCGCTGCGTCCACGCTTTGGGCGTGAGGGATGAACGCGAACTCGTCCGGGAAATACAGCAGAGAGCGGCCACCGCGACCCATGTTGTCGCCAGCCTCTCCCGTGAGGGTTGAGCTGTTGTGCGGGTTGAGGATGCGGCAGAAGTTGTCGTGCTCGGGTGCATATCCCGGTGGCAGCATCCACACAGGCAAGAAGCGTAATATGTCGCGGATCTTGGAGAAGATCGTCTTGGGGTCGCCAAGCTTGTCAACAAGATCCTCTTTGCGCGATCCGTAGGTGATGGCAGCGTCCGGCGTAAAGAGCCAATACCAGACGCCCAAGCCTGCGACCATCCACGTCGCGCCGATGTCGCGCGCCTTCTTGAGCAGACCGTTATCGCCAGTGCGGACGAGCTCAACGGCCCAGCGCAAGAACTCCTCTTGCTTGGGCCACAGCGCCATGGGCATTCGCTTTGGCCAAGGGTCCATCATGCGCGGGTCGTACGTCCAAACCCAGTCGCGGAAGAACGCCACCACGTCACGACGCGCTGCCTCAAGCAGCACGCCGCGCAGCTGTGCGCCACGCGATGCAGCGTCGATGAGTTGGGCGCGGCGCACCATCTCGTGGCGCGCCTCTTCAAGTCTTGCGTCCATCAGCCGCCACTCATCTGGCCCGCAGCGAGCAGCGCCTGCAGCCTTGCTTGGAGCTGCGCGGCGCTCAGCTCACGCAGTTCATCTGCCGAGACACGCGCCTCGATGGCGGCGCCGTCCTTGCCTGTGATCTCTTGACGCTCCGTATAGCCGCGATCCTTGCCCTGCGTCTTGAGATAAAACGTGATGGCGCGGATGTCTCCACCCTCGATGTGTTGAGCAAGGCGACCTTCCGCCACATCAAGCAGCTGCTCGCGAGCGAGCGTGCGCACATCGTTCAACTCCGGGTTGCGCTCAATGAAGTTGTACAAGGAGGTGCGATCCACCTTGAGCGACACAGCGGCTTGCGTGAGGTTGCCGTGCGCCTTGAGCAGCGCCCGCGTTGCCCCAACTACCGTAATTTTATAGCCATCTCCCATACGCGTGCAATACCCGTTGAGTTGCGTTGAGTTGCGCTTGAGCTTGCAACGCTCATCACGCCTCGCTCTTGACCAGCGCTTCAAGCGCCTGCTTGAGCCCTGTGGCGGCATCAAGCGTGCTCTTGCCGCGTCTCCATCTGTTGAGCAGCGGCGCGTCATCGGGGTAGCCGACGTGCGTGGCGAGACGATCATCACTCCACCCCCGCGCTCGGACCCACCTGTTGATCTGGCAACGCAGACACGTCATGGGGAGCGCGGGGGCAGGAGTGACGAGCAGAGCGCTGTGAGATGCGCTCACTTATAGCTGCGCCCAAGCTCACTCTTGCCGCCGCCTGCCTGATTTAAATGTTTAATATCAACAGGATAGTTGAGGTTTCCAGATTCATAACACGGGAGTTTTATCGCGTCCCACCCTCACGCTTGGGCGGTAAGCACGTCACACAGCAAGAGGATGTCGATCTTGGCGGCCCTCCTCTTGATCCTTGCCTCGATCTCTCGCGTGAGCTGGTCCACCTCGCTATCAAGCGCGACACACAGCGCGGCGCCCTCTCGCCTGAGGGAGGGGATCTTGGCTGCCAGCTCACGCACAGGCCAAGGGGGGCGCGAGGCGTATCCGGCGAGGCGTGAGGCGTCGCGGCAGGTCTTGCCAGCGGCGCGGGCTGTCAGGTATGCGAGCTTGGCTGTCTGGTCACTCATCTGTCCTCACCATATCCGATGCGCAGCAAGCCATAAGCCGCGAGCAGCTGCTCACACCTCGCGTCTAGCTGGACGCGCCACGCCTGAGCCGTGGTGTGACTCACGCACACCACCTTGTCGCCGCCTGATGCGATGTGCTCCGTATTGTAGAGCGACGCTGCGTCACGCGAGGACATCAGGTTCAAGCGTTGCAGCTCCCAGAGCCGCCACTTGCGCGGCTCCACCTCCCCGCACAGCTGGGCGAGCAGCGCCTTGAGCGCCATGTAGTCGTCCAACCCTCGCGGCTCGCTCCTGACCTCACGCGAGCCGCCGTCAACGCGGGCAGCGATCCGCTCGTAGTCCACCGCTGGCGTGCTGCACAGCTGCGACACCAGGGCGAGGTAGTAGCCGACGGCTCCCTCTGTGGAGGTGTAGCGCCGCCTGCCGCCGCC